GTGATTCTTCGGTCGCTTCTCAGGTCGAGATTGTAGCGTATGGATACTCTGGACTTGTAGGAACTTGTGTATCGTATACCTCAGCAAGCCTTCCGCCTGCACCATCACGGACTGCAATAAGTATGTTTTTTAGGGATTGTGATATATTGTAGTATGACATAATATTATATGGATTTTATGACTATATCGACCGCTTTTTCGAATTCTTTTTTGACGACATCTGGTGCTGTATCATACGCACGCTTCATATAGAACTTTTTATGTGGGTTTTTCTTGTTCTCGAACTCACGGCGGAGAGCATATACGACCTTGCGAGATCACACACGAGCCTCTGTCGTCTTGGTCGTGATACTATTTGGCTCGACTCATATCGACTTTTTGAGTGTTCCAGTATCGTAAGGGGCATTTTCTCTGGCTTGCTTCGCGAGAAGTTGCGTACTATTCACGAGTCCAATCTGATTTATACGTTCCACGCTCAGATCATCGAGATTCACGTTGATTTTTACGTTTATTTCCATACTAGGTATTGGCTTCGGTGAGTAAATACTGATGATGAGTCCCGACGAGTGAAGAGTGTACTGATTTTCCTCTCACGTCATATGTTTTTAGTCAGTCAGATACTCTATCCCCGATGTCTATGGTCGCATGGTTCCCCTCAGTCATCATGGTATGTGTATAGAAAGTAGGGTCGCCCTCATATCCTCCTCCGAGTTCTTCACTCGTCTGATTGATATATACCTGCAATCCTGTTATTATAGATGAAAATATCCGCTGTTCTCATGAAGCGGTCAGGCGAGACACGGATATTGTTCGGTTTGTGGTTGGGAGCATATTATCCGATGATTGTTGTGTGGATAGTGTACTTCTGGGCGATGAGCTGTACGGCGCTTTTCTCGGTTGGGTCGAGTATGGTATCGAGGACGTTCTGGTCCTTATAGTTGATACTGAGGAGGTCCTGCTTGAAGCTGGCGACGCCTGATGCCTTTCTGGTGGCATATATGGCGCTTGATATAGTCTTGATTGCCGTCTTGATGTCCTTTGGTACGTCTCCGATTGCTGCGGCTGTTATTCCCGCCGTATACACTATGCGAAAGCGAAACGGGAAAGCCGTCGGGGCTGTCTTGGCGTCCTTGAAAATGAGGCGTTGTCCGTCGAGGATATAGTCGACGTCTATTGTTCCGGCTGAAACTCCGTTGATCGTCGTGACGGCTGTTGGTTTGTATGCTCCGAGGTCAAATACTCGGTTCATATCCGCCCAGGGCTTGTTCTGGTCGTTAATGGCAAAATCCTCCGTATGTGAGGAGGATATAATGCCGTTTTCTTGCCCTATTAAAGCGTCAAAGATACTTTCGGCGCTTTCGATTATGGCGTCGAGGAGTGAGTCTTGTCCTGTTCCGCTGATGTCGAGGAGGAGCTTGAGGTCCGCCTTGTCGAGGTATCTTGTCGCCATAGATTATGTGATGTTATTTTTTCTTGAGTGGTGGAGTTGCCTTTTTTGGCGATTCCTCTTCTGCCTTCTCTTCGGTTGCTGGAGCTTCCTCGACTGGTGTCTCTGGTGATGCTTCCTCTGTTGCTACTTCGAGGGTGATGTCCTTGCTTCCGTCGTCTACGACTTCGGTTGTGACCTCGACTGCTGGCGTTTCTGCCGGTGTCTCTGGTGCTGCCTCGACTGGTGTGTCGGCGATCTTGCCGTCTCCGTCGATGTCGCTTCCTGTGAGGACCTCTGCGGTGTCTTTTACTCCGTCGACGACTGCTTCTGTGGCTGCTTCGACTCCGTCCTCTATGAGTTGGAATCCTGCCATGATGAGTCGTCCGGCTGCGTGGACTCCTTCTTCGATTTCGACGATTTCTCCGTACGCGACTTTTACTTTCTGGCGGGAGTATTTCTTGGTGTGGATAAGTGTGTGACCTTCTCCTATATATTGAAATAGTGGCATAGTGTTTTAGGGATAAGAAATAAAACTTTGAGAACAGGAGGGAGTATCCTTCCTGTCCTCTGAGCTTCATTCCGATTAGCTGATATTGAAGAGTGAGGCAACTGTAGGCGCGCCGACTTCGGCGTTTCCTGCAATGGCGTGACCCATAAAGTACCACCCGATCACTTGGTATCCAGAACCCGGAACGCGGTGGATTTCCATGTAGTAATCTCCGTTTGTTCCCCATTGTACTGCTGCCTTGTGAGCGATAACTGAGCGACCCTTTGTGTTGTTCGCTGGTGTTGCTGCATCGACCTTTCCGGCTGCGTTTGCTTCACCGAGCCAGCGCTCTGCTTTGTTGGCAATACCGAGGATTGTTGGGAGCTTTCCTGTGATAGTTGTTGAGCCAACTCCGTTGTAATACTGGCGAGCGAACTCGTCTACTCCGAGCCATCCGATTTCTGCGTAAAGCGAGTTGAGCCAGATGAGGTTTCCCTTGTCTGCTCCGTTAAATCCGAGAGCCTTGAGCATTGTGAGCGAGTCTGTAAACGCGAGCGTTCCTGCGTCGAATGCTGTCGCGTCTCCAAATGATTTCTTGAGGAGTCCGTCTGCTGCGAGGTATGAGCTGGTTGCTGGTGGAGTACCGACGATATAGTTGATATTCGTGTTCGCTCCGGTTGCTGTATCACCGTTGATGATATCGCTGACCATGGTGTTCGCTGCTGATGCTGCGAGCTTGCGCTTTACGAGCGCAACTACGTCGAGGATTGCGAATTGCTGCTCGTACTCTGAGATGTCTACTGAGAAGAAACGTTGTTTCTGTGTGATAGTCACTTTCTTTGTTGGCTGCTTTCCGAGTCCCTGTGCAAATGCGAGGGCACCTCATGTGTTTTCTGCCTTGAGCTGGTGGAGTGGGAGTTCTCCGAGGATTGAAACTTCCTGAATGAGGTTGAGCTTCTTTCCGTGGTATCCTTCGCGGAAAAATGACATAGTGTCGCTTGCGCTTGGGATAAAGTCGAGGAAGTCTGTCATGAGGACTGCTCCTGGTACGAGTTCGGCACCAAATCCAGTATTTCCGGTGTGCATGATCTCGTTTGCCTTTGTCTCGAGCATTGCCTGCTTGTGTTCGAGGTTCTTCTGGATGTCGTATTCGACCTCCGCGCGACCTGCTGATTTCATTTCGAGGGAGATAGCGTCGGCGAGACCTTTCGTCTCTTTGATGTTATCTACGATGAGGGAGGCTCCGTCTTTTCGTACGGACTCCTTAAATTCTGCAAAAGTTCTCATGGGAGAAAAAATTAGTGATAGAAATTGTCTGGGGCTACATTCCGAGGTTTGCGAGGATTTGAGCATCGGTTATGTATGTTTTGCGCTCTGCTCGTGGCTTTGCTGCTACACCTCCGGGCCTGACCTCTATACTGAGGAAGTCTTCTTCGAGTCTTTTGAACTCTCGGAAGTGTTCTCCGTATTTCTCGAGAAATGTTTTTTGCTCTTCGTCCTTGTTCGCGAGGGCGTCTTTGAGGCTTTTGATTTCCTCTTCGAGTTCCCCGTTCTTGGTTTGGAGCGGTTCGAGCGCTGCCGCGATGGCTGCGTCAATGAGGGATTTCGCCTCTTCGGCTGTGAACCCTTTTGGAGGTTCTCCGCCGTCTTCTCACTCGCCTTTCACGGGTGGGGTTTTTCCTTCGCCGGAGCCGTCCTCGTTTTGAGGTGGAGGATTTCCGCCTCCTTCTCCTTCCTCTCCGGTCTTTGGTTGCTCTTTTGGTGGCTCTCCGCCTTCTCCTTCGCCTTCTTTTCCTTCTTGGTTTCCTTCTTTATTTTCTCCGTCTCCGTCTCCTTCTCCTTGTCCGTCTCCTTCTGAGCTCTTTTCTTTTTTCTTCTTGTCCTCTTCGTCTTCGTCGTCTCCTTCTCCTTCTGACTTCTTGAGCTCCATTTCTCCGAGGGCGAGCTTGAAGCTCTTTGCCATAGTGAAGAGTGAGCCGGGGTTTGCTGGCGTGCTTACGACTGAGATTTCTACGAGGTCGAGTTCTGTGATTTCTCTGATCTCTCGGTTGCCTTCCTCTTTGTAGTTGGCAGCGAGGCATCGATACCCGATTGAGAATCCTCTGAGGTTCTTTTCCATAATGTTATGGAAAGTATTTTCGATGTCGTTGTTGAGTTCTGCTGTGACTTCGAGTCCTTGTGCGCTGAGGTTGTATTCTACGACTTGCCCGAGGACCTTGTCTGGGTTGTGTCCGAGGAGGACTACTGGGTTCGTCATGTACTTCACCATTGCGTTTGCGAATGCGCCGGGGTTGACGATGTCGTCGTATCGGTCCACCTCTGGGGTGCTGGCAAATCCTTTGATGCGGATTTTCGCACCTCCGTCGATTGCTTTTACTTCGAGGAATCGCATTTGAAAGCTGTATGTTTTGCCTTGTGGTGCGTCCTTGCGTGAGATACCGATATATGGTGTTTTGCGCATAATTTCTGGCATTTATTGGGTAAAAGTCGGGGATTTGTGGTAAATTATACTTTTTTTCCTAAAAAATCAAAATGTTTTTTCTTGATGTCTTCGGCTGTCATACCTTTGGGAATGGCGATGATTTCCTTGCCGTCTGTGAGTCCGGTGATCCTGTGGGTACTGGTGCAGCGGCAGCGGATTTCGTTCGTACTGGGGGCGAATTGGTCGGCGGTTCCGGGGAATGGTCGGTCGAGGGGTATCCAGCCGGCGGCTTCGTTTGCCTTGTGCCGTTTGCGGACCTTGTCGTCGTGGCTGGTGGTCCAGTACTTCTCGAGGACGTATCCTTCGCGCTGCAGTTCGATTGCTGGTTCGTGGTTCGCCCAGCCGTATGCTCGCCCGATTTCGTTTACGGCTATGAGTTCGGCGCGTGTCTTGCTAAAGACCCACGGGTCTTCCGCCTGTATATCTTTGGCAATCTGTCCGTATGATTGCCCCTGTTCGACTCCGCGTTCCATAATCCGTCGCAGCTCGTCTCGGGTTGTCTTGAGGATACTGCCTTCGTTCTGGCTGAGCATAAGGTCCTCGAGGTCTGCGAGGTACTTTGCGGCTGGTGCTGTCTCTATGTCAAAGCTGAGGGCGTATCCTTCCGGGAGGAGGTCCTTATATCGCTTGATTGGTTCTTTGGCTGCCTCGTTCATAATCGTCGGCAAAACTGTGAGGAGGTACTCTGGCACGTCCGGTGCTATTTCGTCGAGGAAAGGGTCGATGAGGTCGTCGGGAGTGAATTTTAGTTCCATGCGTTTCGCGGTGTCTTCTCGCTTCTCGAGGCGCTCGATAAAACGCGCCTTTTGAGATTGGAAAATCTTATATATGGCGCGTGTCTTCGTTGCTTCTTGGTTCTTGATGTATCGTTCGCGCTTTGTGGTCATTATCTGCGGAGGTATCTATAAAACGGGTGGAGTGTTCTGCTATGCGTGAGGACCTCTTGTCAGTATGGTCCGTGTGTAGGCAGCGCCATTGCTTTATAAAATGTAAAAAGTAAAAATATGAGCATACTAAAAATTGAAATTATTTATGACATCGTCGACTCGAGCGCCTATATAGTGGGTATATATTGGCGCTTGTCCGGGTTCGAGTTCACTGAGTTGTTCTGTATCTCGTATCATTCGGACTCTTGCTTTATGCAGCGCCGCTTTGTGGTTTGCGACGTGCTTTTGGAGTTCTGCGTTCGCCTCTATCTCGAGGCGTTCGATTTCGTGTTGTTCCATAGTGGAAATCAGAGGGTTGAAAGTAAATCGAGTGCGTCCATATTATTCGGAAGGTAAATTCGCTCTCATATTATTGAGTTCGTTTATTCGAGCATTTTTCTCCATTCTGAGTTCGTCTTGTTCGATTCCTTCTTCGTTCTTCTGACGGTCGATTTCTGAGATTTCTTTCTCGAGCGTTTTGATTTCGATGTCGATTTCGTATGGTGTCATAATGATATAGTTATAGAATTATTGCGGGAGCCATTCGAGAGGGACTCGGAACGTCTCTTGTCCTCATGCTCGGATTATATATATCCATTCACTTCCGTTCGGAGCTTCGACGAATTTTACTCGTTTCCCGTCGTAGGATCATGGATTGGCGTATGGAACACTGATTCAAGGTTTTAGGATTCCGTCTACGAGGTCGAGAAACCATGTACGCTTTTGACCTTCCTTTTGTATAAAAATCTTCCGTCTTCCGTGGAGGAATGTCGCCGAGCTTCCTGTGGTAATTGTCTCACTTCCCCAGTATGTCGTGATTGTTGTTCTCGCGAGTGTACCTGTATCAAATCTATAGAGTGTATTTCCTGCATTTCCACGAAGGATATAGAGAGAAAATGGGTCGAGTGCTCGTGGGTTGAACATAAGAGCTCCACCGCCCGGAGCCGCTGGTAATGCTCCGAGAGTTGCTGACCATGCTGTTCCGGTTGTCTGTACTACATCTATACAATATATATTATTCGTATTCGTTCATGGTATGTAGTATAGAAAATCCGAGCTTGGCACGATCTCAAATACTGACGTTGTGTCTGGATTTGTCGCCCAGTTTCCTGTGCGTGGGTTGCCTGTGACTGCGGCTGTGAGTGTGAATACTCCTGCTGATGTATGAGAGGCGATTCGTCTTCGTTGTCCTGCTCCTGTACCTGATAAAATAACCACGTCCGCATTGGCGTATGTGTCCGTAATCATTCCACTTATTCCTGTCGAGAATGTATTTGCTGTCGATGCTGTGACGTTTCCTTTTGGTAGTATCACACTATATTTATCCCCTGCGGTTGGTGCTGATCCAAAAGCGTTTGTCACGAGTGTTTTCCCATTTGTGACTCCTGTGATGAGTCTTCGTTGTCCTGAGAGTGCTCCTGATGTAAACTCTACGAAACACCCGATGAGTCCTGATGTATATGTTCCGTTCGGGTATATATCCGAGTCTTTTGTTGCGAGTGAGTCGATAATCGAAGTCGTCGTACTCCCTGTGGCGATAGTCCCTTCATCGAGTGGGAGCGTATTCCCTGCACTATCGCGCATACTCACATCTTCAGGCATCACAATATTCGCACCATAGTCGGCGGTTGCTGGAAGTACTGGAGTGATTGTTGTGAGAGCTCGTGCGGCACAAGTTACATTACAGAATACTACTGAGGTAGTATTGAGATTGAATACTTGCCATGAAGTGAGTCCTGCTCCGTGTATGAGTATGATGAGTTTTCGTGTATCATCGTATTCGATGTCTATTCCACGATTTCATGATGTTGTTGTAGCGAGAGGACACCACTCACTGTCGAGCCATGTATCGTATTGGAAAAGCACGGTTGTACTTGCCGATGTCCCAGTTGACCCATACTGTACTACCGCATACATATATCGTTTCCCATCGTATTCGATAGACGTTCCGTGATATGATGGTCATTGCATGAGAAATGATCTCCATTGTATTATGGGATCGCTTTGTCATTTTTCAAACTTGTAGTTGAGAGCCATAAAAATAAAAAGTTAAGAAATAGTCCATTTTCAGATTCGGATTTCTGCCAATATTCACGCTTGAATTTTTAGCATTTCCCGTGCGTCGTATGCGTTCGGGGTTCCACTTGCCAGATACATACTGCTTGGAACAGTATTATCTTTACCGAATTGGCTATAGGCATGGTATACCGTACCACTATCGACTACGACTCGCATCGCATCCGAACTCGACTTGGCATATGGGAGCTCGGATGGTCTGAGAGAGGCGAATCGCGCTTGCTCACGAGCGAGTTCTTGGATTGCGAGTGCGAGTTCTTTGATTTCTGATTGTGTCTGTTCTGTGGCGAGGGGCGTATCGTCGTGGATTATGATCTGCAGGGCGTCCGTGTCCGCCATTGCTGTCGTGTCGTATTGGAGGGTGAGGGTATTGCCTGCGAGCGTTCCCTTCTTTGCTGCGCTATTGAATTGATAAATAATCGCGCCGCTTGTGAGGTTCGTTATGATTGCGAGCTTTTCTATGCTCGTGAACTCTGCGCACGTGATCTGCTGGGCTGAGGCGTCAAATGTGTATGATGTAGGGATTATTTTCATAAATTATAGGGCTACTGAATAGGCGATTGCGTTGTCCTCTATGGCTTGGAGTGCTTCTGGACTGATTCAAAGGCTGTCGAGCCATTCTTGCTCGGTTCCTGTGAATCCGTTTGCGACTGCTATTTGGTACGCTGAGGCTCCGGGCGCTCCTGCGTATCCTACGCCGTCACGTCCATTTTTTCCGTCTTTTCCGTCCTTCCCGTATTTTCCGTCTTTTCCGTTGAGTCAATCTTTGCCGTCCTTCCCGTCCTTGCCGTCTATCCCGTCGCGTCAGTCCTTCCCATTCTCTCCGTCCTTGCCGTCCTTCCCGTCGCGTCCGTCTTTTCCGTCTTCTCCCTTGTCGCCTTTCTCTCCGGTGTCTCCCTTCTCTCCTTTGAGTTCTGGGAGTATGCTTGCGACTTTTTCCATAAAACCCCCGAGGGCTTTGGACGTGTGGTCCGTTTGCTCTGGGGTGCTATCTTGCTGGATTTCGATGGTTTTTCCTTCCACCTCTATCTGCAAAGTCTCGCCGCGTTTGAGTTTTATGAGTTCTTTATCCATGGGAGCTTACGTGTGTTATTTTTATTTTGACGGGTTTTTCCTCTGGTGGGACCTGTGCGTTTGGGTCGTTTGGGTCCGTTGGTGTTCCTTGAGGTGTTGGCTGCTCTCCGGCGTATATGATCGGCGTCTGGTTGGTAGTGACGAAAATCTCGTCCATGAGGTCGTTGCTGTTGAGGGCATCAAATCCGAGGTATGTGCGCGCCTCGTTGCGTGTCCATAGCCCGTTCGTGACGTTCTGGACTGCGAGCTTGCTGCGCTGCTCGAGGTCGTCGATATGCTCGTCGTTGATTGTAAATATTGCCGTTTCGTCGAAGTCCTTGAGGAGCTTTGTGAAAACTTCTTCGAGGAGGACCTCCCATGGGCGGATTGTATTCTCGATGAACTTCTCGTATTGGCTTTCCCCGTTGCTGTGGTTGACGTCCTCTATGTACCCGAGGATTGTCCGTGGGACTCCCATTGCGGCGCATATTCTCTCGGTCGTGAACTTGCGCTGTTCTTTGAACGCCATGTCGTCGTGGTTCTGGCGGATTGGCTTTACGTCTTCGACTGCGCTTGATACGATTGACTTGTGCTTGTTGTGTCCTCCCTTGAGTCCGTCGCCTATGATCTTCATCTGCTGCTCTTGCTGCTCTTTTGTGAGTCCTTCTCTGAGGACGTATACGGCGGACGGAATGTTATCGTTTACGAAAAAATGATAATTGCTTTGTCCGGCTTCTTCGTCTCCCATGACGTCGAGGACGAGGGCTTCGAGGATACTCATTCCGTATAGGGGGTTGTCGATGTCTCGGTTCTCGCGCACGTGGACTATTTCCTCGGCGGTGAAGTTCTCTATTTTTCCCTTGAGGACCGGTGGGTTGTATTGGTAGCGCAGGACGTTGAGTTCGCTGTCTGTAAATATGGTGACGTATCGGCTGTCGAGTATGCTGTATTTGAGCGCCTGCTTTCTCGCGTTCATGTGCTTGCGGATAAATCCGTTTGCGAATATGGCGAGGTTCATCACGAGGTCGTTCTTTAATTGCCTAAAACCCCCCGAGCGTTGGAGGGCGGCTTCAAATTGTTCGTTGGTGATCTCTTTTGATTTTCCGTCTGTCTTGAGGAGTTTTTTGAGCTGATATCCGGCTTTTCCTGTGGTTTGCTGTATTTCTACGACGCAGCGACGTATATCCGGGTTGATGCGGTACATTGCCCCGTATGTGCGGTGATTGCGGGCGATTTCCTTGCCGTCAAATATGAGGTTTGCTGCGGCGTTTGCGTATTGGGTCGAGTATCCTGCTGTGAGTACGTCCTTTTTCTCGCGTTGGAAATTTATGTCAAAGCCGAGGATTTTCATAATTGGTCGGTTTAGTTGGTAAAACGCGGGAGTTTTTTCTTGTGTAAATTATACTTTTTTTCCTAAAAAATCAAAGTTTTATTCTATGACTCCGGTAAAATACTCCATTCCGCCGCCGAGGCTGTAGACTATGGCGTCCACCATGTCGTCGTGCTTGACGTTCGGAAACTTGATGAGCTGCTCTTGGGCGTCTTCTGTTCCGGGTAAAAAATACACTTCCCCGCGTGAGAATCGTCCTTCTTGTTCGAGGAGGCGCGTTTCCTTGTCCTTGCTCGCTGCTATTTCTTCGATGGCGAGGTTGCGCTTCCTGAGGAGGCTTGCGAGTACGCTTCCGCCGTTGTTCTTCTCTATGCGTATGATTGAGCAGTTGAGGCTTCTGTATAGGTTCTCCACGGCGTTGCAAAATCTCTCTTCGTTCTTCTCCTTGCCTTTGAACTCTATGACCTTCATGATATACCGCTGGTCCCCTATGTGGGCGCATATAGCGACTGCCATTGAGTCGGTGTTCGTCTTCTCACTGAATGCCGGGTCGATACCGAATACGATCCTTGCTGTGCTGTGGCTTGGTACGTTGCGGGCAAACTTGAGGGCGCTTCTTGGGATAATGCTGTCGCCGCTTCGTCGTGGTTCGAGTTTGTAGTTCTGCCCGAATGCCACGGGTCCTTCGTCCATGAGCGCTTTGATAATGTCGTCCGTGAAGACTTCCGCCCAGGCGTTTCGTCCGTCCGGGTATATGAGGGGTTGCCAGCGTATGCGCCAGTTCTTTTTTCCGGCGTGCATTGCTTTGAACCTTGGGAGGATTCCGTCGTCGCTGATTGTATTTCCCATGAAAATAATGCGGCGGCGAAATTGGTCGAGTGATCCTATGGTTTCCCCGTTGACCTTCTCGAACGTCTGGTCGATGATGAGCGGGTTTTTTACGCTGTCGGTGGTGTCTATATCGTCGAGAATGAGGAGGGTTGGTCGGCTGCTTCCTTCTTTAATATTGTAGTCGTTCGCACCTCGTAATACTTCCCCGGTCGAGCGGCTTTCTATCTTGACCCCGGTGGTGGCTTCAAAGCTCGTCACGCTCTTTTTTGCGAGGTCTTCCTTCTTGATTTCTAGTGGAAAAATCATTCCATAATCGTCGATGATACTCTCGGTCATGAGCATTTTTGCCACGTTTCGTACCCATTCCCCTGAGAGCTTTCCTTCGTATGATTGGACTACGATATACGGCTCTGTGCGGTAGATAATACAGTGGCAAACGTATCCGCGGACCATTGTCGTCTTGCGTGATCCTCTGAATCCTTCCCAGATAAGGTTGTCGCGGCTCATAAGGTCCTTCGCCCAGACTTTGTGGAAATCCGCTTTGTTCTCCCAGCCGAAATGGTAGTCAAAAAAAGCCTCGAAATTATATTCGAAGTAATGGACCCGGAAGTCGTGGTCCGTCATAACTAACTCGAGGGCGGCGTTGAGTACCCCTTGGGCTACGTCTGTGGGTCGTCCTCTTCGTTGTCGTCGTTGTCTGGTTGTTCAAGTTGTCATAGTGTTGCGGCGAGTAATGCTCCCATGAGGGCTTTTTTCTTGTCGTCGAGTTCTGCGGTGGCGACTGTACCGGCTACGCTCACGCGTGGTCCGTATTCGTTCGGTCGTCTACGTTCGAGGAGCCAGCGGCTTGTGCGGGCGATTTCTTTTGGTCCGTATATGTTTTCCTTCCCGCCGGCGTTGATTTCGAAGATATTGCGCTTTGCTTTTATTATGGCGTAATTCTGGTGGCGTTCTATGAAATCGGCAAATCCGACCCATTCTTTTTTCTTTTCGAGGATTGTCGCGTATGAGAGTTCCGCTTCCAGACAGGCTTCCTTGAGGTTGAGTCCTATTCGTAAAAATGGACGCAATTTTTCTTCGGTTTCCTTCTGTGGGAGTTCTGGTCGTCACGCCCCCTCCAAAGCTGCTTGAGCTGATACTATTTTCGCGCAAATTGGGCAGTATTTGCTCCGTGGGTCTCCAAACTCGTGGGGCTTTTGGCACATGGCGCAGGGTCGTGTTTTTCCTTTCTTCCCATGTGATGTCCTTTCCCGGTTTGCGCGTGATGGCATTTCTGCGAGCTTCTGGGTTTTTGTTTTGCTCTTCTCTGTGGCGTTTGCTTCTTTGACCTTCTGGGCTGCTACGACGTCGGGGTCTGGTTCGTTGTCCTGCTCTTCGTATTTTCTGAGGAGTTCTTGTTCTTCTTGTTCCATGATCTCCTTTGGTGGGTCGATGCTTGGCGTGTTTTCTTCTGGTGGTGGTGGCGCTGGCGGATTTTCCTTCTGCTGCTTGGCTTTTTCTGCGAGCGCCTTGGCTTCCGCTATGGAGATTTTTTTTGTTGGTGCTGGCATATTAGGTTTTTATTATTGAATAATAGAGAATCAAATTTTTCTTCTCTCTTTTTTCTCTGATTTTATTTCGTTCATTGTCACCCATGCAGTATTTCTAGTGTTGCCGTTCCAGTATGAGACTTCGTGAAGCATATTTGGGTATGTAAAAGATAGCACGGTTGCTTCTATATTGTTCCCTATATTAACAGTTGCTCATGGTGGGTATACTTCGATTGACTGTGTTTTCATTTTATTTTGGTTATTGGGTAAAAAGCCCGGACGCTCTAAGGAGTTCCGTGGTCTTGCTGTCGAGATATCGGGTTTGCGTACGTTCGACGCCTTTTTCTTCCTTCTTGCGCAAACTGTTCTCGGAAAAATGGACGACGACCTTGGCGTATCGGTCTTTTCGTCTCTGGGCTGTGCGGTATGGCACTCCCTCCTCTTCGGCTATTTCCTTGAGCTTCTTGGCGTGGATGATGATCTGCGGGCGGTCGCTGAGTTTTGTTCGTGGCATATTCTATGGGATAAGTGATACGATTGCGGTCTGGAACCTTCTTCGTGTGTCGACGTTTTTGTTCGGGTTGTCTCGCTCGGCGGCTGCGTATTTCCACGCGTCCTCTTTGATAGCTGGGAGTCCGAGGCGTTCTTTTATGTCGAGGGCTGCTTGCTCCTCTGGGGTGAGTGGTCTGTTCATAATGGTTTTTATATAGTTTTTATAAAGCGTCCTTGAGAAATGTCTTGGCTATGAGTTCGGCGGCGGTTCCGTTTTCCTTGGTCTGGGTTCCTTCTTGGGCGAGCTGTGTATTGGCGAGGTTGAGGGCGTGGTTGATGACTTCCTTCTGGGCGGTGCTGACGATAAATGTCATATTTCCGGTTTCTGCGCGATCTTCGTCGCTGAGTTCGAATTGGTCTTCGAGGTCTCCGAAGTCTCCTTCTTTTCCTCCGAGGAGGGTGGAAAATAACTTCCAGAGGTCTTCGTTCTTGAGGTCTTCGAGTTCTGCGAGGATTGCCTCGTTGTCGTAATCTCCCATGTCGCCGAGCTTATTATCGAGGAGGCGGAGCTTTCGTTCGTCCTTCTCGGGTATATCGAGGCGGATTATGGGTACGCTTCCGAGTCCGAGCTTCTGGGCGGCGGCGTGTCGTCCGTGTCCGATGATTATGACGTCGAACTTCCCGACGACTATCGGCTGTGTGAATCCAAATTCTCGTATGCTGTCGGCTATTTTTTGGACCTGCTCTTCGCCGTGGCGCTTGTTGTTGACCTCGTATGGTTGGAGGTCCGCCGGGTGTGCGTATTCTATTTTGTGCATAACTTGTCAGAAAAATGTTAAATATTCGCGGGTTTGGTTTCCTTGAGGAACCAGTTGTCGATTGCGGTGGTTGCGTCGAGGTGCGCTTTGTTGGCTATCTGTATGGCGAGTTTGTATTGGACCTCCTTTTCGAGCGGGCTATTGATGAAGTGCTGCATCGCGTGGCGCTGTATATCGCTTGAGCATAGCTGTATGATCTTGGCGAGGAGTTTTGCAAATTCCTCGTGTGCTTGTTCTTCTGTGATTTTTGTGAGGTCTGGCTTCTTGGCTTTCTTGGTCATGGGTTGGTAAAATAAAAAAATAAAACCCCGAGAGACTATTCGTCCCCGGAGTTGGTTGGTTCTGATGGAGCATGGAGGTCGGTATGAGCCGCCGCCTCGGCATTGGAAATGCCGCGTCCTACTGTAGACGATCCACGCGCAGAGATTGTATCCGTTCCGGGGTTGTTGTCAATTCTTTTTCCTTTGTACATTCTCGCGCCGAGGCGTTCGATTTCGCTGTACGGAAGGACCGGGACGTTGAGGTCCTTTTCGTCTTCTGGGTTGAGAAACTTTATGTATCGGATTTGAAATCCGTCTATTTTCTTGGCGCCGCATTCCTTTATGGCTTGGCTGGCTGGTTTTCCGCTCGGGTTCCATTTCTGGGCTATGGCGCGACTGCAGCTTGCGGAAAAGTTCATTTTGTGTGTGACTGTTCCGTCCGGGAGCTGTACCATGGACGTGTTTTTCTTGATGCCTGTGAGGAGAAATCCGCTTGCTCGGTATATGGTCCCGTCGCCGCATTGGGTAGCGTCGGCAAAACTTATGATCCATTTTATGTGTGGGGCGTTCTTGCGGATGAGCTTGAAACTTATGGCGAGGGCGCGGCTTTCTGAGTTCTTTGGGAGAAAATCGGAAAATGCCATTCGGTTGAGTTCGATAAATCCGTTCCATTTCGTGTCCTTTACGAGTCCGAGCATAAATTCCTTTGTGGTGCTGTTCCCGTATGACATAACTCCGCCGAGGACGCCGTGGTAAAATACGCCGAAATGCAGCGTGCTATTGTTGACGACCTTTCCGCTGTAGTGGTATTTTTTGACGTACTCGTTGGCGGTCTTGCTGTCTATGACCTTGACTATGATTTCTTTTGCGCTCATTTTTGCTTGGTTATGAAATGGGCTGCCATAACATACAGGGCGTTTCCGTTTGGGTTGTTATTTTCTGCGTCGCTGTATGGGATTTTTTTCGCTTCCTCGAGTGCGGTCTCTATGGCTGCGCGCTGTGGTTGTGTGACTACGATCACGAGGTCTTCGAGGGTTTTCTCGGGTTTGTCGTCGTGGTCTCCGCTGCCTTCTTCTTCCTCTGGGAGTTCTTCGTCCGGGATGAGGTCTTTGAAAAGTGCGTTGAGTTCCGGGTCGTCGAGGTCGTCGAGTTCAAACATTATATTGTCGATGTCGTACTCTCCGAGGTCGCTGAGGCGGTTATCTAAAAGGCGGAGGCGTCGGACTTGCTCTTCGGTGAATTGGTCGAGCTGTACGGCTGGGACCTCGGTATATGCGAGCTGCTTGGCTGCTTCGAGGCGTCCGTGTCCTATAATGACGACGTTTTCCTTGTCGACGACTATCGGTTGGATAAATCCGTACGCGGTGAGGCTTTTTTTGAGTTCGTCGACCTGCTCTTGGGGGTGCCGTTTGTTGTTCTGGTGGTATCCTTTGAGCTTCGAGATTTTTACGTTTTTGATTTCCATGGTGTGATTTTAGAATGGTAAGTCTTCGATTGCGATGTCTTCGTCTGGGAAAGTCTTGTTGACGTCGGCTGGTGTGATCCTTTGGTCGTCGTCGTTCTTCTTCGGGCTTCCGAGAAATTCGAAGTCTCGGACTGTGAAATCTGTTCCGTACTTCTTGCCGCTGTCTGTCTCTTGGACCCACGGCTCGACCTCTGCGGCGACGTATATTTGCATTCCTTTGGTTGCGTACTGCTCGAGGATTTCTGCGCTTTTCCCCCACGCCTTGAACTGTATAAATACGGATTTTTCTTGCTTCTCTCCGCTGGCGTCCTTCCATTTTTTTGTCTGTGCGACGTCTATGCGGGCAACTTTTTTCCCGCTGGTGGTTTCCTTGATCTCCGGGTCCTTCGTGAGGCGCCCTATAAATTCGAACCTATTGAGTGACATAAAATGGCGTATATTATAAAGTATATACGCCCATTATATGGTTTTTTCGGCTTTGTAAAGTCTAAAAAATAGAAATGTAAAAGTAAGTGAGGAGCGCTCCTGATACGCAGAGTCCTGATACTGTGTAGAGGTAGACCGCCCAGTCCATTCCGTCGCCTTGTCGTGGGCGTTGTGCCGCTATGGTCCAGAGGGCGTATACGATGAAGGTAATGGCGAACCAGAACGCGAGGTGAGTAAAAGAGTTGTTCATAAAAAGTAAAAAAAGAAATAAAGCTATAATTTTTGACCGGCTGCCTTTGGTATTTTGTATTTGTCGAGTTCTTCTCTGAGCTCTCGGTTTTCTCTGGCGAGGCGGACTTCTGAGCTTTTTATGGCTGCGTAATTTGTCCGGCTGCGGTCGATTGCCTCTTTGAGGTCTGTGATCTCCGCGTCTTTTCTCTTTATGAGTTCCTTGAGGTCTTCGAGGACTACTTCGGCGGCGGTAAGAAATGCGAGGGCTTCGTATTTGTTAAGGACTACGAGCTTGAGGGAGTGTATTTGGAACATAATTTGTCGGGGTTAAAAAATAATGGAGTCAATGAGGGTTTTTGCTTCGTCGTACCCTTCCGCGACCTCCGCCCGGATGTTCTGTACCTGCGAGAGGACATATATCCAGTTTTTCTGTTCTGTCGAGACTTTTCCACCTTTTTCGCGTTTCATTTCGAGAAAAAGCGCTGAAAGCTGGCGAGTCTTTGGGTCGCGGTATATGATAAAAAGGTCGGGCAATCCTTTTCGCAAGCCCATTTCGACTTGCTTTCTGGCGGCGTGAATGCTTTTGTATTTGTTCCCGGCGATGTACGTGCCGGCGAAAGTATTGTTGGGAATGGCTGTGAATTTTACTATACGCCCGGTCTCGTCCTTTATCCGCTCGAGGTATGTGATGAGTCGCTTTTGCGCTGTGTCTTCGTCCTCTATCGGTTCGAGTCCGGCGTCGAGGCGTGCTTGGTCTGCCTTGCTTATTTTTCGGCGGTTTCGGATTGCGCTGTATTGCTTGGTTGTGATGTTCATGGTGTGTATTGGAAATATGGGTCGGTCTCGAACTCGAGGAAGGTTGGGAGCATAGTTTCGTAATCTATGGCGCGCGTAATCTTTGGGACCTCGTATAAAAATATTCTGCGCTCACTCATTTCGTCCGTTCCGTTGTCCTTATCGCTCCAGAAATATTCTGCGATCTTCCATTCGTTCTTGAGGAACTTGTGGAGGGTTTTGAGTGGTACTCCCCAGACTCCTTTTTTCTTCTTGCCGTTCTCGTCCTTCTCGAAATAAATGAGCCCGAATCGCTGTAAAATATAGAAATTCCCGTAATCGGTGTGACTGAGGTATGGGGCGAGTTCTGTCTTGGTGACGTTGTGGGTCTTGTTCTTGACGCAGTACTCGTAAAGTATTTTTGCAATCTTGACGTGGAGGCTGGAAAAACTGATCTTGTATCGCTTCGAGACGTGTCCGCAGTTCGGGCAGGTTTTCTCTTGGACCTTTTGGAGTTGCTGATGCTTTTCTACGTCAATGCGCTTGCTTGTGATTTCTGCGAGGAGTGATTCTATAGTTTCGAGCTTTGATCTGCCTATGAGGTCGGGCTGTTGCAACTCGTTAATGGAGTTTTTTGCTTTGTCTTTTCTGACTATGAGCCAGTTCTCGACTTTTTGGAGGGTGTGTAGGTCTAGCATATAGGCGGTGCGTTTAAGTTGTAAAATATTTTTCTGTGACTATTTGTATGATTTTTCCGTTTTTCATGTACTGGGCTTGCTTCGGGTACTCCGTGCGGCTCTTTTCGGTCGTTATACGTTCGAGGTGTGCCTGCGCTTCGTCGCGTATTGCCTGTTTTTCTTCCTCTGGGAGGTTCTTGAAAAACTCTTCGACCTTTCGCGCGTGTTCCGCTGCTTCTTTTGCCTCTTGCTTGCGTTTTTTTTCTTCTGCCGTGTCTTCGTGTGGTTTTACTGGTTGAGGCGTCGTGCTGGCTGTATTTGCTACTTTTCCGGGTACTTCTTCCCACTTCCGGTTGTGCAGCCAGCTGTCCGGTGCTTTGATATAATCCGTTGGGAGTCCTGCTGCCGTTCCGTATTTCTTGACCCAGTACGGGTTCCAGACTTTCTGTAGGGCTTCCGTGACTGCTTCTTTTTCTGCTTCTTTGAGCTTATTCCATTTTTTCTCTGCGTTGATCTTGTTTTCCTTTTTCGGGTATAAATTCCAAAATCCCGCAAATGATATATTTCTTTTTATTTCTTTATTTGTATTTATTTCTTTATATGTTTGCCTATTTTCGGCAACCGGGTTTTCGGCAACCGGGTTTTCGGCAACCGGGTTTTGGTCCTCTTGCCTATTATAGGCAACCGGAGTTTCATATAAAATATACTCGACTTCCCAGTGTCAAAGCTCGTTTTGATATCTTTTCCTTTCTAAAAAACCGGCATTTTCAAGTTCTTTTATTCCTGAAATTGTCGCTTTTTCTCAGTCTGCTGAATCTTTGCATATTCTGGATACTGCAAATTCCCAGTTTTCTGGCTTGCTCTGTATATATCAATACAGTCCTTTTGCTTTCCATGTCAGTTCTCTGTGGCAGAGGACTTCGTTTGGTGTTACTCCGAATCTATTTCGGACGTGTAGCTTTGCCATATCTTTGGGGCTGTTATCAAATAAAAAATACCTGTTCTATATTGGTATTTATATTTTTTTGCGTCAAAAAATCCCTAACAGTACGCACCGCCAGATGCTTTTTTTGTTAGGGAGTTTTCTTCGGGTTTTACCCCTTGGAGAGCTTTATTTCTTTCCGTGGGTATTATATCGAGAAAGTCTCGCAAGTCAATTTGGCGGTGGTACTTTTTATTTATAAAAGGGATTGTATTTGTTTTTTCGTTTTTGTAAATTCTAAAAATCAAAGTCGTCGAGGAGGCTTGCGTCTTCCTGTACTTCTTCTTTTTCTGGTCGCTTCTTGGTGTCGATTCCGAGTCCGAGTCCTTCGGTAAAATCTGCCCATGCTTCTTTTCCGTTCATCTGGTCGAAAGGGTTGCAAAGTTCCCCGTATTCTACGTTATAAAGCGCGATGATCCCGAGGCGGTTGACTATACGTTTGTATATCTCTAAAAATGCCTCTATGATGTCCATTCTGTCGGCGTATCGGATGACTATCTTTTGGACGCTTGATTCCTTTTGGAGGACCCCTGCGAGTATGAGTTTTTCTTGGAGCTGCGCGTTTTTGTCGTACTTTCCCCAGCCGAGTCAGTAGTCTTCGCAGAGCTTTCTGAGGTCTGCTTGGTATAACTTATTTGATGGGTCTGATGGGAGTATATATCCGGCTTCCTTCTTGAGGACTTCTTCGAATACGGCGTATTCTGGTGGTTTTCCCTTGAGTCCTTGGTATATAAAATAAAACGCTGCCGCCTGAATCTCATATCCTGCATTTCTCTCGTTGAGGTCTGAGAATTTTGCGACTATCTTATAATCACGCAGTCCTTCCCCGAGTGCTGGGTCGCGCTCTATACGGTCTATAATTCCCTTGAGTGGGACCGGCATTCCTTGTCCTTCGAGGTCCGTAAATTCTACAGTTTCCATGATCTCCGTTGATACTGTGGTCGTCCCGTCGAGGTTTGCGAGGTAGTTGCGGACCGCGTATCCGAGTTGTTCTCTGGCTTTTTCTTCGTCGACTGTCTTGCCCCACTCTATAGCTTCCTTCTCTATCTGGTCCCGGATGCTGCTTTCTTGCTCTGGGTCTATTTCTTTGATTCCGAGGTTTTTCTGCGCCTTCTCGCGTGCTTCTGTGAGCATTCGTGTCATAACTCCTTGAGCGTATGTCTCGTATTGCTCGCCGGTCATTATCGTTTCGTTGATGATGTCCCGATATATCTTTTCGATGGTTTCGTGGGCTGCTTTTCCTATGAGCATGGCTGGCTTCTCTTTGAAGTCAAATTCGAGGCGGACGTATCTCTTAAAAAAGAGGTTTTCGCTACTCATGAACGAGCGGATTGCGCTGTATGAGAGGTGTCGTATTGGAAGGAGTCCGTCTTGGACGTGGTCGCGTTGGACCAAAAGTGGTGTTCACATATTTTGTACGTGGTAAAAGTGAGAGCCGGGAACCGCCCGGCGTCGGTTTTATTCTGCAATTTTTTCCTCGCGCTTGCTTGGGTCTTCTTGCATTCTTCTTGATTCTGCAAGTGCTAATGAAAAAGATTTCATAATCGTCAATTTTGCTGTCTCTGGTGATTTTGATAGCTCTTCGATGATCTGTATGGCTAGTGAGAAAAGTCATTCCGCCATTTCGAGTCCTACTCTTCCAAATAGTCCTTTTTCTCCTCCCCATGTGAACGCATTTTGTCGGTTGATTTCTGTTCCGTCGCTGTGGAGTATTCCTTGGACCATTGCTACTCAATAATTATCTTCGAGTCCTTTATCTTCGAGAAATTTCTTTGTGAGTTCGTGATACTCTTCTTGTATTGCCTTTGCTTCGAGTTCTGTCATAATTGTAAAAAATGAGAAAAGCGGGAAAACGTCCCGCGGCGTATTATTCCGCAGCTTCTTCGAGCTTTGGTTCTTCTGGTGCTGGTTCGTTCTGCTTGATGATGCGTGCTTCCATCTGTTTTATGGTGTCGCGTGCTTCGCCTTGCGTGAACTCTGCGATCGGGTGTCCGATACGTTCTTCGAGTGCCTTGACTCGTTCTGGTATCTGTTCCGGTGTGTATCCGAGGCGTCCGAAAAGGTCCATGATGACTTTGTGTTCGTCGGTAGAAATGAGCTTTGCTGCAGCGGTTCCCGGGTTTGTCGGGGTCGTCCCTGCGTTGGCTGGTGCTTTTTCTGTGCGTGGTGCTGGTGGGAGTTTCTCGGTTTCTGGTGGTGCTTGGTTCCAGTCTTCGTCCATGGTGAGGGCGTATGACTTCCATCCGTTGCTGAGGTAGCTTGCGACCTTCTTGAGAAAGTTCGTTTTTGCTCCCTTCATACTTTCCCACTTGTCCATGTTCCGTGATCCTCCGACTTGCTCGAACCTTGCGAGTACTTCGAAATATGGCTCGTTTGTTTTTGTACTTCGTACAATAAATCCGTTTTCATATATACAGTGTTCTATAGTCTCCGTTTTCCAGTTCCCTATTTCGAGGGTTCAGCTGTAAATTGAGACGTATGCTGTCGCAGGTTTCTCGGTTTCGATTTTCCCGTATTCTCGCCAGTTGCCCGGTCCGATAATCTCGTTGAGGGCGTTGATGATGTACTGGGAGCGGTAGCCGCTGACCTCCTTTTTCCCGGTCTTCTTGTTGTCCTGCCCGTACTTCGCATCCGTTTGTATTTGTTTTGATTCCTCTGGGAAAACGTATTTGAGAAACTCGTCGGCTATTCCTGGGAGGTCTGCAGCTGTGACGATTCCATTCTTTGGGATTCTCGTCGGTTTGTAGCTCTCCGGTGTTGCCGCTGTTTCTGACGTTTCCGGTTGCGCTTCTGGCGCTGTTTTCGTATCGCTCATAATGGCGGTGCGTTAAAAAATAAAAGGGCGTAAAAAAGCCCAGGGGAGGGGCGGGTTTCCACCCCCCTCTCTGCGCTCGTCTAGTATGTTTGTATAATCTCTCTGACGTCTGCTGCCTTTGCGCGTATCTGGTCGACTTGGTCGTATGGTTCGACCTCGCTTTTATATAGCTCTAAAATTGCGCTGATCTGCTCGAGGTGTTGGAGTACTTCGAGGGCGTGTTCTGCTGTAAGTCGTGACATTTTGCGGTGCGTTAAAAAGTAGTATTCGTATGATATAAATTTCGGCGTCAATGTCCAGTATTTTTTCGGCTTTTTGTCGAGAAAATACGTCAATTATAGTTTTTCGATGGAGTATGCTCCGTCGCAGATCTTTTTTGATTCCTTCGGAACGGCGATGTCTCCTTTGATACAATATCCTCCTCGTTTGATACAGCCTGATCGAAAGCGTTTCCCCATTTCGTCTTCGACGCTGTATATCCCGGAACATTTTCCGCCGGTGAGTTTTACTTTATCGCCCCAGCGGAGGTTGAGCTTTTTCCGTATATCTTTTGTGATCGCCACGTGGCTTTCTCCGTTTCGGAGTCCTGCGCATATATCTTTTCCGCTCGCGCTGTGGCAGGGCGCTCCGTCGTTCTGCTCGACGGCTCCCGCGTTGTACGTCGTAAAAAAAAGAACCTCGGGCGCTTTCTTATCGATAGCGTCCAGAGGCTCTTTTGCTTCTGTGATTTCTGGTGTGTTTTTGGCGGGTTCTGCGGGGATAGCGTATGAGGTTTGCTCTACGTTTGCGATGCTTAAAAAAAGCGTGCAAAGTGCTATGATTTTGAGTCTCATGTGAGGTTTTCAAAGGATAAAAGCACGTCTATTGGCTTTCATTCTGCCAGCTCTTGGAAGGGCTGAGCGTTTACGATTGCCCGGAAAATCTTTTCGAGGGTTGTTGTCGTTGGTGACGTCACTCCTCGTTCGATTCTCGATATAGTGTGCATGTTGACCTCGGCTGCCTCTGCGAGTTGTTCTTGTGTGAGGTTTGCCTTGATCCTGTAATTCCTGATTGCGTCTGGGAGATTTCTTGTCGAGATTATCATATTATATAGTTTTATAAAATATTGCAAATTCGTCTATTTTGCGAAAGAAAGTATATGAGCTATGACGTCGACTGTCCATCCGTTTCCTATGGCTTTGTATCTTCGAGTTGCTGATACATGATCCGTGTATCAGTCCGGGAGAGTTTGGAGTCGTTCGCATTCTACTGGTGTGAGTTTTCTCCAAAAATATTCTCATTCTATTAGAATCGGGACATTATTTCCGCCAGTTCCCATATTTGAAGTAAGGGTACAGGATTTTTCCTGTTCTGTGTGTATGCGAAGTGATGTTCTTCTGAATTGTCCGATTATGAGCTGCCTTTGGCTTCTTGTGAGATAATCCCTTGGGCAGGCTCCCGTATAGGTTGCAGTTATTGGATACGCTTTTTCTCTCATTCTGAGTTTCACTTCGTCAGATAAATATTTTTTATCTATTGGCTTCCATATTGAGTTTTCTTTTTCTTCTGTATAGTCAAAAGGTATATTTTCTATTATATCTCAAAGTACGATATTTTTGTCTTTTGGTTGCTCTACTTCTTGGATATTTGTCCAGTATAGTCGCTTTCTTGATTGGGCTGATACAAGTCTTGAGTCTATCAAATGAACTTGAGTATCTGGATATACTTCTCTGAGTACTTCTGTTATTTTTTCCATATCAGATTTTCTCATGCTTGCTACGTTTTCCAAAAGAAAGTATTTTGGCTTTATTTCCTTGAGTATTCTGACATATTCGTAAAAAAGCCCTGATTTTTCTCCTTCGAGTCATTTTCCGTTTCATTTTGCGACTGATAAATCTTGGCAAGGTGATCCACCTATAAGAAAATCAATTTTCGTAAGTGCTGAAATATTAGGACTTTTCAAAAATCAGTTTCTATATTGTACTTCTGTGACACTCCCTATATGGAAAATATCTGGATAATTTTTGTGTGCAACTTTGATTGCATACTCGTCTATTTCTGAGGAGTAGTATTCTCATACTTTTATTCCAATTCTGTCAAATGCTATGCGGCCACATTCTATACCTCCGAAAAGGGATAAAACATTCACTGATTTTTGTTTCTGAAAAACGTCGAATATTGACATAAAAAATAGTAAAAAATAAAGCTCTCCCCTTGTGGAGAGAGTCGGAGGCAGTGTCATTTATCTTTGAAATAAATCCCCCGACCCTCTCCGCGAGGGTTTTCCTATAACTTGAAATCGATTGCTCGCTGTGCTTGGCAAGCTCTCTGATTCTCGTACATTCCGAAAATATTTCCGTTGAGGTAGTCTGTACGAAATACCCATGGGAAACACTGAGGGACCATATCAAATCCGCCGAGAGTAAAATTCCAAGCGCGAGTGATTCCACCTGCTCCTTTTTGGATTGCTGGTGTGGTTGTCCCGGTGCTGGTGCTTCCAGTGGAAGTTGTACCACTTGAGGTACTTCCTGTGCTTGTCGAACCTGTGCCGCTGGTGCTTCCGGTTCCTGTGGCTGCTGATGCCGTTGTGGCGAGTACTGCGAGTGTGAGTACTACTGCGCCGATGAGATACTTCTTCATAAAAAGAAAAGTAAAAAAATAAAGGGAAAATTGGAGCCGTTGCCGGCATAAAAGGCTTTCGCCTATGGTTGCGCGTATGCTATTTGCTCGAGTTGTTCGTATTTGTATTCTACGTGTCCGGCTACGAGGAGGAGTCCGTATATGAGGGCTATTGCGATGAGATTCTGCGCCCTCTGTATGCGGTTTGCTCTGATCCTATTCTTTGCGTTGTAAATCATTTTTGCGGTGCTTATGTGGTAAGTATCCCGATGATACTCTTTTCGGCGTCCGTGTCCAGTCTTTTTTTGTGTTTTTGTCGCTTTTTCCTGAATGGCTGCGTCACTATTGGACCAAAAGCCGTCCACTCCGTACTATTTCGACCACTCGGTTTGCTTCTTCTTCGTACATCCAGCCGATGTGTGTCTTCTCGACTTCTTTTCCGAGTTCTCTGGCGAGTCTCCTGTATGCCTCTTGTCGGTCCATTTTTCCGGTTTTCCAGAGCTTGTCAAAAGCCGCGTGAGCTTTCATTCGCGCGATCCTGGTTGGTTTGTTGGCTGGGTTTCCGAGGGAGCTTCCGTTTCTGTGGGTTCCGACGTATGCGTCGCAGGGTCGGCAATCCCAGAAAACCTTTTTTTCGAGTGGGGTTCCGCGTACGCTTTTCCCGTATATGTCGATGCCCCAGGCGCGCTTGGTCCGTGTCCAGCAGTATGGGCAGCGTGGTCATTCTACTTTTCCCATGGTCGTGGTGGTGTGAGTAAATTATATCCGCGCTCGACTAAAAATTCAATACTTTCTTTATTGATCGCTACCCGGACCCATTCGTCGTGGGTAAGTTCTACGACGGGGGCGTATTCTGCACCTAGGAGCTTGAGGGCTGCGAGGCGGTGGTTTCCGTCGGTAATCACGAACTTTCCTTCGTTGTCGAACCTCCCGGGAAATGCCTGCAGGAGGGTCGTATTGAGGTGGCTTGCTATATATTTGACCTTGTCTTGGTCGAGTTCTGTGTTGGTTGCTTTTACGAGCTCGATTCTGATGAGCTTTTGCTTTTTGATGGTTGGCATAAAATTATGAGTTATATTTTCCGTATATCGCGTTTGAGTTGAGTTTGCTGAGTTCATCGCGGAGTGCGATAGTCATATTTTCTCGGCGCTTTTCTGGTATCCTTGAGAACTCCCCGGAGTTTGCTCGTACGAGGAGGGCTTCGAGGTGCTGTACTAGGAGCGCCTGTCATTCGTGTGATATTTTATTGTTTGTCATAATAGTTTTGTATATCTAAAATAAATTTTTTGTATGTCGTCTCTCATACTCCTCTAAAATCTCGTATATTTATTCTATTTTCTGTTAGATAGTCCATAACTTTGTCGATGTCTTTAATTATATTCTGGCAAAATTTCATGATCTCTTTTTCTTTTTTGTCTGCCCACTCCCTGAATCATTCTGGCTCTCAGTATCTGAGGTGAAAATGACTGCTATGAAAAGCCATCTCGAGTTGATGATAACTTTGGTATTCTGGATATTTTTCCTTGATTGCTTTCCAGATTTCCCGTTGAGTTATTCCGTTGAAAATTCTATTTTCTGTTGACGATCAGACTATATTTTTGAGCTCTTTTGTCTCATAGTTTAGTTCTATAACTTCGTCAATATACTTTTGGGCTTTATTTTTCATAAAAAATAAAATTATAAAATAGACTTTTTGTTGCTGAACCTTCATTTTTTCCATTCTTCGTATGGATCATATTTGGTAATTCCGGCACGTCTTCTGTATTTTGCTCATTCTCCGTGCATAATATACATATATCTATCTTCGCAAACAGCTGAGCAAAATCTTTTTTTGAATCAGTGGTATTCCTTTTTGCAAAATGTGCAAACTCTTGTTGTGTTCTTGTATTTTCAGTGCTTTTGTTCAAATTCCCAGTTTTCCATAATTTTTAGAAAATTATAAAATAGACTTTTTTGAGGCTATGTACCAGCCGAACCTTTCTTGAGGTGACTGTATGAGTGGGCGTACAGCGTACCCTCTGGCGATCGCCCATTCTCGGAGTTCTTCCGGGAGTGCGACGCTCGTCTCTGGGTATCTTTGGAGCATTTCGACTGTCCACTGCTTGCGTTTTTCTTGGAGGTGTTGGGTTGTCATAATAGTAAAAAATAAATATCTCAAAGCGCCCGGGCTATTTATGCCAGCGGGCGTGTTCTTCCTTCGTGATAAAGTGGTCGAAACAATACTTTGTGTCGAGGGCTACGTCGTCGCCTGCTGGGTCCTTGATACTGCTTCCGCCTTTTTTATACTCGTACATATCAGTCATCCCGTCGAAATTTCCTTGCTGAAAATGCTTGCAAAGTTGATTGAGGAGCTTTTCTCTTGGTTCGTGTGTGTACTCCGGGTGCATTCTGCTTCCGTATTGCGCGATTATCTCTTCGTTCTTTTTTGTCTGCTCTGGTGTGAGTTCTGTCTCGACGTATATATCGACAGAATTCCCGCCGCTGTAGATATGAGACTTGCAGCCGAGTACGTTGAATCCTGCAGCTTTCGCTATTGCCTTGAGCGCTTTCGCTGTCTCGGCTACTCCTATGGAGTATGATGTTTTTCCTCCGACTCTGTCCCATGTACGGAACTTGATGTTGACCTCTGCGGAGTAGTCTCCGACTTGTATGAGGGTTTTTTTATAGACTGATTGTCTCATGTGGCGGTGCGTTAAAAAGTAGTATTCGTATGATATACAATTCGGCGTCCGTGTCCAGTCTTTTTTTGAGAAAATGTCGCTTTTTCTCGGCTTTGAGCGATGGTTTGTCACGCGGTTTGTTGTAAAGTCTAATTTATGTGTTCACGATATTCCTTTGTGTATGCGGTTTGTGTATGATTTGCATTTTCGATAAAAATGTGGTTCAATATCTATGTGCTTGACTGGTTTGTCACGCCGTCCTTTACTCCTTATTTTTTCTTTATATGCTCGATATTTCTCTCTCTCTTGATCCTGTGTTGAATATTTCCGGTGTTCCTTCTGAGGTATCCTTCGCCCGTGCTGCGACTTGCGAGCGCGTAAAAATAGCGATTGAGCTTCCTACTGACTACTCCGCTGAGCCGGTATCCATTCCGGTACGTTTCGAGGAGGTCGCTTTTATCGCTGAGCGTGGGGCTACTTCTGAAAAGCAGTTTGCGCTTATTTCTGCGCTGGCTGCGCTTATGGGCGAGAGTTCGCTTTGTAGAGCCTAGCAATACGTTGCGCTTATTTCTTCACTTTTTTTCTTATGTACTCAAAAACTCTTTTTTCTATCCTCTGGGGTAAATTTCTCGCCTCTGTCGAGGGTTCGTCTTGGTCTGAGATATTCGTCACTTTCTCGAAAATCCTTTCGGCTCTTGTGATCGGTGCGTCTCTCTGTGATATTTCTACGGCTGCGGATACGTTCGTCGCTTTCTATAGGTGGGCGGATTATGCTGTCGTGAAGTTTCTGGGGGCGTTCATGCTTGTTTTCGGGGGTCGCTGGTATATTTCCCCGGTCGTCGCTGCTTTCGATGCGCTATGGGCGAAATTTGAGGTCGTTTCTCGTGGCAATTCTGAGGACCCTCTTTTCTATGGGATACCGGTGGTTGAATTGGTCGAGTATATGTTCGAGGGTCGCGGGTTCGTTCGTTCGGAGGTTGAGCGTCGTTTCGGTATCTCTCGGAATAAGTTTGACGAGATGGCGAAAAAGCTCGATGACGTTTCCGTGTTCGTCCGTGGTGCAAATAATGCGCGGGTTCCAAATCCTGATATGTCTCGGGCTGATATTTCCTCTATTCTTTTCCGTGCTGCTGAGAGCGGGGAAGTGCGGGCGCTGATCCGTGAGGTAAAAAATGGATTTTCTCATACGCCTTCGATGCCGTCTCTCCGCTCCTCTTCCGGGTTCGTCACTCGTCCGCTTGCTGATTTCCGCGCTTCCGCTTAATAGTGCGGTCAAACTGTCTTGCGAGTACCTTGCGCCCGGTGCGCCGCCGTCTTGCCACCATAAAAAAATCCCCGTTTGTCGGGGGTTTTTCTTTATCTTTTCGCGGCTCTTGCAAAGGCGATTTCGATGAGTTCCTTTGTCTCCTGTTCTGTGAGTGGGGCGTCGCCGGTATGGCTTGAGAAAAGCGGTGTGAGGTTCGCTTCCTTGAGCGCCTGTGTCATGATGTCCGTGTACTTGGTTTTTTTCATAGTTGGATTGATTGGTGGTGTTATAGGTGCGAGGGATTTTCCGTTATCTTGAAAATGTGGCTTGTCCCATTTCCAGAGGTCATATCCCCAGTCAATGCCGTACTTCTTGGCGATGTCTGCTACGGCTCGCCATTTTTTCTGGTCTGCTGGGTAGAGTTCCGCGCCGGCGAATGCTATATCGACGGCGAGTCCGTCTTGGTGGTTCGAGTGCTTGACCTGTGAGAGTCCTGCGGCGATGAGTTCCTTCTGGCGTTCCTCTGTCCGGAAGGTCTCTGTGATAAAAATGACCGCCGCTGTCTTGTTGACTTCTGCGATAAATTTCTCGACTTTCTCGCTGAATTCCGGGGCGAGCTTGTCGGTCCCTCTGTATGCGGTCGTTTTCATAAAATATAGATTATGGATTATTTTCTTTTTCTGGTTCTGCTTTTGGTTGTGGTGGGAGTGATACTCGGACGGCATTCTCGATTCGTTCTTTGAAGTAGTCGCCCAGGGATTTTAGTATGAGCGATATGACGTCGAACTCTGGGAGGAGTTTCCCGGTTCGGATTGCATATACGTTCTGGATTGTGCTGTATCCTTCGGCGACGATAAATATGGAAAGGATCGCGACTGTATATTTGCTTTCTTCGATTCCTAGTCCTTTGAAAATGAGGGCTATACTCAAAATGCTCGTAAGGGTGGCAATCTTTTTCATGAGTCATAGCCACGCGAGGTGGCTTTTGATTTGACTCTTATCGACCCGGTATTGCTTCCCGACTCCTGTTATGAAGTCAATGAGCATTAGTGCCGCGAGGATTCCTGCTTGTTCGACCGGGATATGGAGGTATTCAAAAGCGGCGACTGCTCCTATATACCCGGAGAATTTTGCGCTCGCGATTGCCGCGCTTGCTGATGTCGTCTGGTCGAGTGCCATAAGCATGAGAGATAAGTGGAGAATGGTATTATATTTCGATCATTAATTTATCTGGGGCAACTCCTCTACCAATGAGTTGTACCTGACTGGCCGTATTAGTTATTCCGACCGTTGTACTTTTGGTTCCATCTGCCTGGAGCCAGTACCTATATCCACGAAGAACTCCTGAGAGATTAGTACTAAATTTTGATACTGAGAACACTCATTCTGTATTCAGGGCAACTCATATCAGAAATACTCGTGCAAGACTAATAATCCTCGGTATGAGTGTTGATCATTCAACTATGAGTATCTTGCCCCTGCTATATGCCAATTGTTCTGATCCACCATATCAGAGTGGGTGTGCTGGAACTCATGTAATGGTTCCGATGAGATAATCTCGTTGCTTCACGATCAGTGATGTTCCTGTGTGAATCGCAAATATTCCATCACTGATAGCACATAGCCCATATCATGATGCTCCATTCGCCGTGAGGGATGTGATAGTGAGTGTAAGTCCAGCTCATGGAACTCATACAATCACACATCCTGTATCATTCCCGTTGGTATATACGAATTCAGTATTGGAATATCTACACAGAGCTGAGGTAGTTTGGATAGCCGTGAGAACTGCTGAGTAGGTAGTCTGTACTGCGGTACTCCCTGAGTTGATAAGAAATATAAATCCTTTGGTCTGATTCGATACGGATGTATTCTCAGTAATGGCGATATAGTTATCTGATAGGTAGCATCCTGATAGTGTTCCGGTATTAGCTCCTCCTGCGAATATGGTGGTTCCAGCGGTTATGGTTGTTCATGATATTGAATTAACGCGCGCCTGAGAAAATACAAAAGTACCATATATGGTATATCCACATGCTGTAGCTCTCACTTTATATACTGACGATATCGTAACTACCATCGAACTGGTAGCGATAACTTCATTAAGGGGAGTTCCAATAGCTACATTCGTGCCAGTAATAGTTCCGATGAATGATGATACTGTATGTGATGTCGATGATACATTATCCGTGAATGTTATAACGATCTTGTCGGTATCAATAAGAGCAATTCCACCACTTCCCGCCGATGCCACCATTACGTTCACAGCAGTACCATAAGACACTATATTGGCATCGGATATCGTTGCGATAATTACCTTGAGATTGCCACCAGATAGATAAAGAATGGCATGTTTATTTGGGCCAACAACACACTGTCCAAGATATCCATTCGTTCATCCTACTGCGGTACTAGAGTTCACTTCAGGAGTGATTTTGCATACACAATCAGGAAGCGAACCGACCATATCTCCAGCTACAATAGTAGATTCATATACAGAATCAGTAATCGAACTTCCAGAGGCGGATAAAATATTGGCTTTAATATCAGAGAATGGCACCCTATTCTCATTCCCTGTGGTAGCATCACGACTTATGATGAGTTCTGTATCTCCGATCGAACTTCCGAGAGATGTATCTTTCACGACTTCATTCCCAGTGGCAGGATCGATGTAGACGGTTTTATTCGATCAAAATCATGTTCGAAGTCATCCATACGTTGCAAGTTTTGTCGAAACTTCATCCTGTATATCTTCTATTGTCTCTGCTGTTACTGTAAGCGTAACTGTATCGCCACTTGAGAACGAAAAAGCTGTAGTACCTGGAGTATTGCTCGCATCATTCGGAAGACACGTTCCAAATGATCGGACAATCGTAAGTGTGTCACCAGCTTTCCCAGTTACCTTAACGATTTCTCTCTTGAGAACTGCGAAAGGAGCGACAGTATCGACCTGTTTCAGTTCACATAAATACGGGAAAGTACTCGGGAATCTTCCACCTTGTCATGATTGGAGTATCATAGTCGTTGCAACTGATGATATTCAGGAAAGAAGTGCACCTTGTGCATTATTCTGTGGTACGTATTTTTCGAATGGCATAAGTAGAAAGGTTATATTCTTGCAATCTCTTGAGCAAGGCTTGTGATTTGCTCTAGTTCGAGCGTTATTTTTTCACTATTATAGTCGATTTTTTGTATTTTCAAAGACGTTATATCATAATCGAAATTTCGCACTGTTACAAGGTCTCATGGACGTATTGTTTCAATATTGTATTCAGAATTTACGATGATTTTTATCCTTCTTTTTGCTTCTTTTCTTTTCTCTACATAAGCATCGGCGAAATCTGTAGCACTCCCAATATCCAGTATGCCAGTATTCGATTCTCTAAGTTCTCGTATTCCATACTCTGTCTGACTTGTAAAGTCTTGTGCAGTATATGTTCAACTTGCCCATGTTAGAATATATTTGTTTACTATATCTTCTGAGTTCTCGTCTATATTGATGCTCTCGATATCTCGTCATACCGTCAGGAAGTGCGTAATTTCCCCGATTCCTCACATTTTCGGGTGGTAATGGAATGTTCAGTCAGCACCAATATAGAACTCGTATGTTGCTCATTCTGCTACTCTTTTTATGGATTCCAAGCACTTGGTATAGTCAAAGGAGAAATTGGCAGTAATCCCAGTATTCTCAATGCTCGTTCCTGTATATGATATGAGTCCAGCATATACAGTAGTAAAATAATCCACGACGTTCTTGACGGTCAACGCGATCTCCTGATTCTTCGTGAATGTATATCCCGATTGGTTGAAATATAGCCATGTAAGCATAGATGCAATTCCTAGGGCTCGTACCTCTATATATTCACGCCCTGACTCACTCACACGAACAATACTCGTGACTATTCCTGTATATATAAGTATTCCATCGTTGACTGTATCGCTTTCGTATATCCTGACAATATTATTATATGAGACGATATCACTATCCACGGTATCAGCAATCTGTATACTCACTTCTCCCTGCCCTCCATCGAGTTGCGCAGAGAAGCTCACGTCATTCATTATTTTCCTTTCACCCAAAATCCTCTCGAAGCTCCCCGAGAGGTCGTATATCTTCACATTGTATGCTTTCTGTATTGCCATTATAAGTAGTTTTTATTCGTGATAATAGTCATGTCGAGTGCGGTCGTACCTGTTGTGGTGAATGTGAACGGATTGGATCATGGAGAGAACACGGGAAAAAATCATGTATAATCTATCTCTACTCCATTTTTTATTACATTCTTATTCTCAGAAGATACTATAAGTACATCCCCAGATACTATAGGTGTTGTGATAGTGAGAGATTTTCCGTATGCCGTAATCACAACTTGTGATATACTACACCCAGTCGTTCCTATGATATAGAATACTGGGAGAGATTCTACACTTCACATATCTGTTACCTCAAGGTCAGATGATGCAGTAACTCCGAGATACTCATACGATTGCTTATTTTTTGCATAGAAAAACGGCTCGACGGCGGTAAATTCAAGAGTCGCTTTCGTAAACGTGATATTGTAGTGCATTCTCCCCGCATCGAACTTCGTGAGAGTTGCTTTTATTCTTCGGATTTCTCAATTGACGGTAATATCCAGGTATCACTCAGTTTTTCTGAGTTTCTTTTTTACAATGTCTAATAGAGTATTGAAGTTCTCGGCTGTATCTGATTTGATAGTACACTCGATAGCTATAGTTCTCCCCCGAAAGTACTTGGAAAGCACTCATCCACCGTCTGATTTTGGAAAATTAAAGCTATTCAGCTCGATATTCCCCTCATTATCGTAATCAATACGGCTCGTTATGATATTCGCATTTTGAAGCGAAAATCCGTCAAATACGATACTATCTTGTGCAGTATCGAGATCGAGCGGACTATATCAGTATGGCGATGTATTGTAGGCTGTAGAGTTGTACATAGTGTGATTTTAGGCGATACCTTGTCTATAGAGTTGCATCTTGCGAGTGAGAGAATCCTCGACTGCTCTTGTGATTACTTTTATATCTCAGTCATTTCGAACGGATATATTTGCACCTGAGAATATTGATACATTCATTCCACCTCATCGGACTTCATTATTTGGTACGACTGTCGAGCTGGATTTTGGTATGACAATTTCTGGACCACGTTCACCGACGAGATATGGAGCATTCCCGATCATCGTTCATCCTGTTGCATTGGATCAATGTATTGCATTATATACCATTTCTCATGGTTTCGCGAGCACCTGTCATACGCTACTCCTAGAATAGGCGTCTAGTATCGACTCGACATATTCCTTTGCTTCTTTCGCTTTATTTTTAAGAAAATCTATTTTTTCTGTTACGAAATTTCATATTTGAGCAAATACTCAGAAGATATACTCCTTAAGAGCATCTACAATCCCTCAAATATCTAATTTAAGTTGTTCCCATAATGCTACTAAATTCGCCTTAATAC